ACTTGATTTTACACCAAATAGTTGATAAGATTATCTTATGAAACAATATCGTTTTCAGTGTTACGTAGCTGGACTAAAATTTAATAGTGTCGTAAACGCTACTGACGACGAAAAAGCGATAGAAGGTTTCACTGAGAACTTAAATAATAAAAAGTACTCAGTACAACTAGGGGATCTTGGTAGAGGTACTAAAAGATTCCATATAACTTATGAGGAGCTAGAAAATGGCACTACAAAAGTTGATATCGGAGAAGCTACAGCTGGAGTCCAAATGGGCCAGCCAAGCGTTGTCACAAGGTAGAGTTACTACCGACATGAAGTGGATCGATATTAAAATTAAAGAATTAAGAGTTGCAATCAACAACCAAAGTGTAATTGATGCAAAAACTCTTTATAAAAAAACTGCTTAATTAGTAGTTTTTATTTTTTTTTTCAAAAAACATTAATTTGTTATAGGGTATTTTTTGCTCTAATATTCTCAGTAAATAAATGCGGAACTTTTTCTGTATATTTTTTCATTTTACCTTCCCACAATTTATCCATAATTTTACTCATGTCCGGGTGAAGTTCCCAGGTCAAAACATTTAATCTTGAGAAGAAATTTACTTCTTGATCTGTTTTAGCAACGTAAAAGAAACTAGCATCACCATGTTTTCTTATAGATTTAAATCTATGGTTACCGTTCCTAATTTCATTTTTGAGGTCTATAACTATTGGACACAGTAATCCATTTTTTTCGATATCAGATCTAACTGTAGCTTTAAACTCTGCATGAGTTCCGTGAATCATTTTAAGATCTTCAAACTTTCTAAGTTCTAATCTATGTTTAAATATTGTATATAAAGGCCAAATAGTTTCGCCGTAGTTTGCAATTATATTTTTATGAAGCTTGTCCAAAATCATCTCCTAACGCAACATCAACTTTGCTTGGAACTTTGAACTCCATACAGTTTTCCATTGCTTCTTTAATTGTTTTTACATCTTTTTCATTCTCTACATCAAAACAAAGTTCATCATGAATCTGTATTTTAGGTAAATGACCTGCTTCATAACAAGCTACAATAGCTTGTTTCGTTTGGTCAGCAGCAGAACCTTGTATTAATCTGTTTAATGCTTTGTAAGTAAAAGCTCTTTTAATATTACTTCGACCGTATTTTGACGAAGCATTTTCAAAAGTTTCAGCTGTATGGATACCAAAGTCTCTTGGCTCCCACATTTCAAATCTACACTTTCTTCCTTTTTTAGTTCTAATAACACCTTCATCACTTGCTTTCTTCATACATCTATCAGATAATAGCTTCACAAATGGAACCTTTCTATTATATTTTGCTATTAGGGCTGATGCTTCTTCAGTTGATAATCCTAGAGAATTGGCCAGCTTATTTTTCCCCATACCATACATTAATCCTAGCCCTATTGTCTTTGCTTGCTTTCGTTCTATGCCTGCTAAATCGGCTACAGTCTGGTGAAAGTCAGTTTCTGAGTTTGTATACGCCTCTACTAGTTCATTAGAGCCTTCATAGCCCTCACCAATAGAGGCTGCATAGTGTACTACCATTCTTGGTTCTTGCTGTGAGTAATCAAAACTTCCCCATTTACAACCTGTCTCGGGTAAAAAGAGACCTCTGATTTTTGGTCCAAAGTCTTTATTACGAGCGGGTAACTGTTGAAGATTAGGATTAGCCATAGACAGACGGCCAGAGACAGTCCCCCCACTGTCAGAACGTAACTGATTAATTTCCCCATGTATCCTTCCATTGTGTTCGTATTTTAATATTGAGTCTAAGAATGTACCATGAAACTTGTTGATCTCCCTGGCCTGTGCTATAAATTTACTAATTTCGTGTTTCGAATTAGCTAACCAATTTTGTGTAAAAGATGGCTCATGAGTTTTGTCAGTACGTGGATAATCTATCCCTAGTTTATCGTAGGCTTCGCCTATTTGTCTTGCTGCCCATATATCTACTTCTTTTCCACATAATTCTTTTATTTTTGTTAAAAATTCTTTTTCCTGAGCTTGAAATTCTTTCTTTAATCTATGAGCTTTTTCAACATCTACTTTCACACCTTTCTGCCTCATCTTAATTAAGATAGGTAATAGTTTAGTTTCAAGTTCCCATACCGTTTGTAAATTTTGATTCGTAATTTCTGGTTTAAATCTTTGCCACAAAAGATAAGTTAACCTTGCATCTTGCTCTGCATAAAAACCAACATGCTCTGCAGGTAACTTCCACATCTCTCCTTTAGGATCTATACCGTGATCTTTTGCAGCTTCTTTAAGGTCTTGTTCGGACTTTAGCTCACCAAGATAATCTTTAGCTAATGCATTCAAGCTATAGGACCATCTATTCTCGTCAATTACAGCAGCTGTAACCATTGTATCAACTACTTCACCTTCTACTTTTATACCCATTTGTTCTAACCAACCTATATCGTATTGGCCATTATGAAATATTTTTCTTGAAGGTAACTTACACACATCTTTCATGTATTGAATTACTTGTGGTTCAATCATATTACCACCACCAAAATGTTTAAAAGGATAATAACCTTGCCATCCTTCTACTGCTACGGCAAATCCAATAACATACCCATTACCAGTTGCCCAACCTGCACCCAACTTATTATTAATACCTTCGTCTCTTGTTTCTAAATCAATTGCTATCTCGTCATATTGAGAAAGATCCTTGTACTCTGATGGACAAGACCAAATATGTTTTTTTAAATTAAATGTTAATTGTAAACCTGTCATGCGGATGCCTTTTCGTTAATGTAATAAAATCTTCTTTGCCCTTCGTGTTTCATTAATCTTTTTTTCAATTTTTGATTTTCGTTGTATAAGTTTTCATTACGCTCGGTAAGTTTTTTAATTTTTGCTCCATATATTTTTCTATAGAGTAAGCTCCAATTTCTACCTACGCTTTTTTGCTTTATCATCTGTAAGTTTTTTTATTTCTAAATCACAATAATGTTTTATTTTCTCAAGGTCTTGTATCCCTGCTTTGTTTTTGTATCTGCAAACGTATTTAATTACGTTGCCCTGAAAAAATGAGAGATTATTCTTTGATATAAACTCATAAGGCTGTATATGAAACTCTTTATAATGATTCCCCCCAATCTGCCTATCTTGTGGAAATGATTCATCAAACATATCTTTATTTGTCATACACCACACATCCCTTCACATTCATTATTAAATAAATCAGGACCCTCATCGTTTTTAAACTTTACTTCATCTAAAGGTACACATTTTCTATGTACAAAGTTTTTTACTTTTGGGTTGTGCATACGCATCTTTTTATCAAATTCTACAGCAGATGCAAATTCTTTCGGCCTGTTGTTTTTCATATCTATCCAAAAATTATCATCATGAAAAGGACATCCAATACAAGCAGATTTGACTGGTATTTTAAAACCTTTACCTTCATACCATTTTAGACAATCTTCTCTAGACATTTTCTTATCAATTAATGGCCATACATTTTTCTGCCACCAAAATCGTGATGGTTTCATACGCATGATCTCATCTGTTGATATACCTACCCATACTTCTATATGTTCTGTTTTAGGAAACCTTTGTCTAGGTACAAGACCACATAATTCTCTTATTTTTTTAGCGATAGGAGTTATTTTATATTCTCTAGTACATTGTCTACGACCCATTCCTTTTTTACCGTTCTCGTTTAATGTATAAAATGGAGCAGAAGCAAATTGGTTACCGCCTGGTCCGAGAGCCGTGAGTATGTCATCTTGAATATTACCTTTCTTAACAATGTGTACAGGGTAACTTAGAACACTTTTAAGATACTCAAGGTGCTCTATCACTGGCGCAGGTTCCCATCCCGTGTCTGCGAAGATTGCTGCGTCAGGTTTAACCCCAAACTCTCCTGCATCAGCCATCAAGGCCATTGTTGAGCTTTGTACACCAGCTCCTAATGATAATATTCTTAATTTTGGTTCTTTGTTTATTTCCATACTCTCTCCTTTTAATTGTTTCCTTGTAAATACACAAGATAATCTTCACCAATCGGGTAATGATATTTATAATCAGTACTTAATAAATGTAGGCTATCTCTTGCTCGTGTTACTCCCGTATACCAAACTTTCTTTTCATTTGATTTTTCTTCATTGTTTTTATGTCTATAACTTGCAGGCCAATTCGCTTTTGAATAAAGTAATACATGATTAGCCTCGTCTCCTTTAACAGAATGTATTGTATCTATTATAACATTAGGGTTACCGTTTAACTTATCTTGTTTATATCTTCTCAGTAATCTTAAAAAATAAATAACTTGTCTTGGTTTGAAGTTACGTCTAAGGATCCACCACCATTGTTTACTTTGTGCTTCGTCAGGAAGATCTAAACCACACCATTCTTTTAGAGCCGTGAAGTTATATCTCGTATAATCCGGTTGCTGTGACCAAAACTTAGTAGTTCTATAATCAGAGTCAGTTACTTGTCTAATGTATCTATACATAGCCTCAGCTTCTTTTTTCATAATCTCTTTACCATTAGAGATAGCTGTCCAGGCTTTAATAGCTATCCATTGATTCTGATCAAATGACTTACGACCCTTGTTATCTGAAAAATATATCCCTGCATCTTTTGCTAACGCTTTTAATTCATTAACTGTTGTATGTATTCTTCCAAGTAAAAACCATTTACCATCATCTTTTTCAAAAGGTATTTCTTTAAAACTTAAATATCTCTTAACAGTTCCGTCTTTGACTAAAGGTTCAAACTCCTTATCAACACTGTCTAATATACCTTTACGAACTATTTGTGAGAACTGGTGTATTGCAGTACCAAATCTTCTAGTCTTACGTAACACTACTTTTCGACCTGGAAAATACTTAGTAAAGTAATTTGTATCTGCACCATTCCATTGATAGATAGCTTGATCATCATCTCCTGCTAAATAGATTCTCTTTACATTCTCAGACATTTTATAAATTAAAGACCATTGTAACGGAGTAAAATCTTGAGCTTCATCTAGTATTAATACATCTAATGCTGGAAACTCTACTTCATGTAACGCTCTTTCAATCATATCTGTAAAATCTAAAAAAGATTTCTCACCTCCGCCTGTCTTATAATGTTCGTAAGTACTTATCTTTCTGGTGTACACATCAAGAGATTCTTTCTTTTGTGACTCTTTTTTATAAACTAATATTGGATCCTCTAATAAGTTTCTTGATTTATCGTAAACACCTAAGGACCAATCAACATAAGTAAAATTATCTTGAGACAATCTATTATCTGATCTTTTAACAAAACTATTAGTTAATGCATAATCGATCATACAGTCCTTAGTATCAAATATTTCTTCCTCAAAGTATCTTCTACAGTATGAGTGTAATGTTCTAAATCTTGAAAATGATTGTGAATTTAAATTAGGAAAAGCTTCTAGAGCTCTTATCTTAGCTGTATCTACTGCCTTGTTAGTAAAAGATATAAAAGCAATCTTCTCTGGATCAGTACCTTGTTTAAGATATTTTTTAACAACCCTTTCAATCAACGTCCAAGTCTTTCCTGTTCCCGGAGGACCAAAGATTTTAATTGTTTTGTTGTGTATCTTTTTTTGTTTCTGGAGCCCTAAATTTTGCGTGGTATTCATCATCCATCTCACTAAGTTCTTCTTGGTTATTGTTTTTTGGTTTTATCTTTTGGTGGTTAACAAAATCAGGCATAGTAACATACCAGACGTTACGCTCACCTTCAAAGAAATCATGTTTTTCACATTTAAGTAATCTAACTGCTTGGTTAACAGTGTTAAATGGAGTTTTACGTCTACCTAAAAAATCTGCAAGTGTGTTACGTTTAAAATAACAAATGTTTACCTTACTATCTAGTACTGTGTAACCATCTTTAAGTTTAGTAAAATCATCTTGTTCAATTGTACTTTCAAAGAATATTTTAAGTGTATTATATTTTTCTTCCTCTACTGTATCTTCGTATTTAAATGCAGTATTCTCTACAGCACTTTCTAATAGATGCTTCATTAATAACTCAAATGGACTAGGTCCCTTTTTAGGTCTAGGTAAAGTAAGCCAAAAGATTCTGTACTTAGCTAAACACACACGCCATGATTTCTCATCTTTAGTGTCTTCCGGT